AAGAAACTTGGCATTAAAGCTCGTACGGAAAGGATGATTGAGTCCACATAAGACTCAACATTCCTTTGGTATGTCTTCCATCTCGGATCTTCCGAGTGGAAGGAAACCTTTTCCATCATGAACTTTACTTTCCTTTCTAATTCTTTTGCCTTTCCCAGGAGAGGATCCGGTGTCGAGAAATTTGACACGGATCCCATCTTCTGGAACTGGCTATGAAGTCTTAGCATTGGAGTATCCAAGTATATATCGTCCAGAATCGACGGATGCATACCAAATCCTTGGCAGTAATGTACGAATCTCTTTGAGATTCTGTACTTGTCCCAAGAAATTTCGTATCCCATCGATTCTTGAAATTTTGGAATTGCTTTTAAATCTTCAAAGGTCCCTATGCCTGTGTGGTCATCACCAGCACATGCATAATGGATTACGGTACTAGACCATCCGAAGTGATCCCTGATCCTCGGTGGTGCCAGATACCGGTCTCTGTAGACTTGGTAGCTAACTTCCAATATACTTTTAAAACCTACCTTAGTTGCTTCCCATGCTCCAATACTAGCGAGCGTGAGAACTACTTTGGTTAACGGTTCGCCCATGAGGATTCCTACTTTCGTTAGGAACGTAAACAAAGTTCCGTTCCGGGATTTCCCGGTTTTGGTAACTTTGACGTCCAGATCCCTGAGAGCACGCTTCTCATTGTCTGTTCCTCTATAGGTGAGTAATCTTGGACTACACAGCAGCTTTGCTGCGTCCTTGATGTAGTTCGCCTCTCCGAACGTGATTAGTCGATGTGCCGCAAGGCCATCGGCAAATCCGGTCAGGAGAGCGTACGATGCATCATGACGAGCTCTGTCTGTTGCGGAGGTTAGATCCGACGAAGAAATATGGGTTTGCGAGTGTTTTCTCGCAAGTCCGTGGTTCTTGTAGGATTTACCAAATCGCCACAGGTGGTCTGATTCAGCCAACCCGACCCTAGCTCCGGGTATCCTCTCAAGGTATTCCTTGAGGAGATGCCCCGCTGGGGACAGGAAGACGTTGACCCAGACTTCACCCGCAGTGACTGGTCTAACCTTCCCTCCTGGTTCAGTGACTATGGCTACCTTCGCTTGCGCGAAGGTTTCCTTAACCATTGGGTCCAGTAGGGTTTTCCATCTTTGATAGGATATGCAGGACCATGCGAACAGCAGTGTTCCTAATCTTGCATCTACTCCTTTTGTAAAGACTGGTTCTATAGCGAAATAGGGCTCTACCCATTCGCTAAAGGATCCGTCCAGTGGCTCTGTCAAGTATGCGATCGCCCAGATTGGGTATTCACCCATGTCTCGGTTACATACTGAGTTTCCACTGTAGTCAATATAAAACTCCTCCGTCTCGTTAAGTTCGAGCGTGGC